TGAGATTTATATATTTATAACTCTGGTTGGGTAATGCTGAATACCGATACTTGGCGCGGCATCCAAAACAATTTGACCAGCGACAGTACGACCGATAGTTTGAGCGCAGCGCAGGGCAAGGCGCTGAAAGCTTTGGTGGATGGGAAAGCTGCCGCAAATCATACGCACAGTCAGTATCTTACCGCACATCAAGATATTAGCGGAAAAGTAGACAAGTCTGAGGCTGGGGCAAATAGTCTGTTGGCAACGCTTACAACTACATGGACTTCAATTCCTACAGATAACACTTACTTTGTACGACAAGATACGGGAGGCGGCAATACTTTTGGACGTGTGAAATTCTCTACCCTGTGGAGTTACATCAAGGGCAAGGGTGACGCTACTTATCAGCCAAAGGGTAGCTATGCCGCATCAAGCCATACACATGATGATCGGTACTATACAGAGAGCGAGATTGACGCGAAGCTGAAAACCAAAGCTGATACGCACAGTCATCCATACCTTCCTACTGCGGGTGGAACTGTGACGGGTGTGACTGCGTTTACAAATACAACTGCGTCTACGAATAAAAGCACTGGTGCTGTGAAGGTAAGTGGCGGTGTTGGTGTTGCCGGACGCATGAGTGCCAATGAGGTTATGATTGGCGATGGATGTACACTGCGATACGATGCAACAAACAAGTGTGTGAATTTTACGTTTAGTTAAGGAGGTGGCGCGATTTGGCTTTGCAATTATGGCTGCCGCTGAATGGAGACACCCGGCAGCTGGGGCTGAATGGAACCACAATAAGCGGTGCGCCAAGCAGCTGGGGCAACGGCAATATGGGGAAATGCGCCACGTTTGCTGGAAATGCGGTGATTAAAACCGCCAGTGTGCATGATTTTGACTATCTGGATAATTTTAGCTGGGTGGTATGGGTAAACACGAATTATACCGGAACGGCTACCCAGTATGTGTTCTCTGTTGGACGAGTAGATTATTCTACATTTGGCTATGGGCTGGAAGTTAGAAGCATGACACAATGCCTGGCGTGGTTTGGCAGTACAACTTGGACATTTAGCGTAACGGGCGGCCAGTGGACCCACGTTGCGTTTGTTAAAAGTGGAACGAACATCAAGATTTATGTGAACGGTGTGGTACAGGTTAATGCGGCTTTTAGCGGAACGGCACCGACATTTGCGGACAGTATTGGTGTTGGGATTGGGTGCTTCCATTATTCTGGAGGTAATATTTATTATTATAACGGTTCTATCGCTGATTTTCGTATTTACGATAACGTTCTCACCCCTAAAGAAGTTCACGAGATTGCACAAGGGCTGTGCTGTCACTATCCGCTGAATGACCCGTATGCAACAGGGAGTATTAACAAATATAGTGGAGATAATTTTGAGGGGAAGCCGAGCGGTAGTAGCTATACTGTGACCAAGCTGGCAAATGAACGCGGGTATAATTACAAGCTGAGTTATACAGGAACCGGCAATAATACCTGGCCTAATTTTTACTTCCCTACTTTTAGTTTTACTGCGGGCAAGACATATGATTACAGTTGCAAGGTACGGTGCCACAGCAAGAACTTTAACATTAGCTTTAGAGCGGCACACATCAGCAATGACTGGGTTACGAGTATGAAGACGATCACGGTGGCGGACAACCAGTGGCATGAATACCACATCCAGATCAAGCTGGACGCAAAGTACACAAGATCCGGCACAGAGTATGATACGAAACCGCTGGTTGAATTTTACTCAGAGAGTTTGGTGACCAAAGACAAAGTTTATACATGCGATTTTGACTTGAAAGACGTTTGCGTAAGTGAATGCAGTACGGCGGCAAGTGGAAGCAATGGCAGCTGGGCGGATAACACGGTGTATGATACAAGCGGGTTTGGAAACCATGGCAGTGTTACAAGCGCTTGTCAGCCGGTTTTGGCTGGGAACAGCCCGATGTATGATAAGTGTTATGAGTTTCCTTATAAAAATTATATTACTGGGAAAATGCCGTTTGGCGGGCAGGCTGCGAGCAACTTCACGATTAGTGTTTGGCTGAACCAAATTGAAGGCGGCGCATATT